TGGATGCGATGTGTTCTGGTTTGGCAGCTAGGGTCGGGGCTATTTACGCTCCTGAACGCCTCCAAATGTTAGAAGCAAAAGCTGAACAAGCCTACACTGTGGCGGCTACCCAAGATACAGAAAACGTTCCGCTGTACATCATGCCCGGCTTGTCCGGGTATTTCAGGACATCCTGATCATGGCGTTCCGCCCGCATGGCCGTGCATATGCTAACCCAAGTTCACCTTCGGCTTGGGGCCGCTGTGACAGGTGCGGGTTTATCTATAACCATCGCAGTTTGCAATTTCAGTTTGATTATCGTGGGCCACGGTTAACCAACCTTCGGTTTCTGGTCTGCCAGACATGCTACGATAAGCCTCAGGCTCAATTGAAACCTATTATGGTGTCGCAAGACCCGTTGCCAATTATCAATGCGCGTCCTGAGGATTATGCTTACGCCAATAGCGGTACTTTGTCTGAACCGGGCTTTACGATTAACGCCCAAACAGGCATTCCGGTTCCAAACGATAATGAAATCGTAACGGAAGACGGCGTCAACATTACGGATCAACCGTTGGGCAAACCAGCTGATCTGGACCCAAATGCAATTATGCCGTTATTTGGAACGCAAGCATATGACGTATTGCTTCCGGTGCTATCCATTACCGCCAATGGTACAAATACAATCCTTGTAACTACCTATTCTGCACATAATTTGTCAGCAAATGACCAGATTTCTGTAACTGGCATTACTAACAATGATGCGATGGGTTTTTATAACGTTATTACTATTTTATCAGCGACATCATTTACTTATAATGCTCCAAAACACATACCTTCTGGTGGACTTTTGGGGCCAAATACACGTATAGTAACAGCGTTGGTTGGTATTCCACCGCAATACACACAAATTCCACAGGTAGGTGCGTAATGGCAAATATTCCAATAACCAATTTACCACCAACCTTAGCGGCCCAAGCTAATAATCAAATCCCTGCTGTTCAAAATGGAACGACGGTTTATCTGACCGTTGACCAGATTGCACAGTACACTCAAACTATTTATCCATCGGGTGGTATTACTTCGATTACGGCGCAGTCGCCGTTGTCAGGTGGAACTATTACAACCTCTGGTACAATCGGTTTGACGACTGGCAGTCTTACCAATGCCTATTTGGCAAATATGAACGGCCTTACCATTAAGGGTAATAATACGTCTGGCTCCGCAACTCCTATTGACTTGACCGTAGCGCAGACTATGTCGCTTTTGGGAGCAGCACCTCTTAATTCTCCGGCCTTCACAGGTACGCCGACCGCTCCAACGCCGTCTTTAAGTGATTCAAGCACAGCTTTGGCTACTACTGCATTTGTTAAATCTCAGGGTTACGGCGCTGGAATTACATCAATTACCGCAGGAACCGGGCTATCTGGCGGGACAATTACGACAACCGGCACGATAGCAATTTCTAATACAGGTGTAACGGCGCAATCTTATGGTTCGGCGTCTGTTGTTCCTGTTATTACGGTTAATGCGCAAGGTCAGATTACTTCAGCATCAACATCCACCATTTCCATTATACCAAGCCAAGTATCTGGGCTTGGTACGATGGCTACGCAAAATGCTAGCTCCGTTGCGATTACCGGCGGCGCGATTGATCAAACAACGATTGGCGCAACCACTCCTACTACCGGAAAATTTACGACCCTTACGGCTACGGGCAATTCAAATTTTGCGACGATTGCGTCTGGTACATGGAATGGTACGTTAATTTCCGTAAACTATGGCGGGACAGGTTCAAATTCCGCATCTGGTGCGCGGACGAATTTAGGGGCTGCGGCATCTGGTGCAAACAGTGATATCACCAGCCTTTCCGGCTTAACAACGCCATTATCGGAAATCCAAGGCGGTACAGGGTATAGTTCGTATACTACGGGCGACATTTTATATGCTTCATCATCTACCACATTGGCCCGCCTTAGCGACGTTGCTGCTGGCAATGCGCTCATTTCTGGCGGCGTGGGGCTTGCTCCTTCTTGGGGCAAAATTGGTCTTACATCACACGTTAGCGGCACTCTTCCGGTGGCAAACGGTGGTACGGGCGCAATAACCCTTACGGGTTATCTTGTAGGGAACGGAACTGGCGCTTTTACCGCCGTTTCGAATATCCCAAATGCCGGTCTTACCAACTCAGCCATTACCATTGGTTCGACGTCAATTTCGCTTGGTAGTTCATCAAGCACTCTGGCGGGGTTGACCACCGTTACGGTAACCCAAGACCCGACGTCTGCTTTACAACTTTCGACTAAGCAGTATGTGGACAATACCGTTTCAACGGTTGCCAACACGACATACCATACCGCTGCTGGTTATGCGACGACCGCCGATCTTGGCACGGTAACGTATAATAACGGTACTGGCGGTGTCGGCGCTACGTTGACAAACGCCGGTACTCAGGCTGCCTTAACCATTGATGGCTATACCTTTACGGGTACGGACGTTTCCAATGCTACCCGTGTTTTGGTTAAAAACGAAACATCTGCTGCTTACAATGGTATTTACGTCGTAACGAATCAGGGTTCGGGTTCAACGAACTGGGTGCTTACCCGTGCAACAGATTTTAATGCGACGGGTTCTGGCCCTAATTATATTGAAACTGGGGCTGCTGCTTACGTCAGTAACGGTTCAACGAATGGTGCAACCTCTTGGACAATGACGACTACGGGAACCATTACGGTTGGTTCTACGGCATTAACTTGGTCGCAGATTTCATCTTCGGGCAATATTCAGGTTTCGGCTCCTATTACCAAGACGGGCAATACGATTGGCCTTGGAACAGTTGGTGTTGCAAACGGTGGCACTGGTTTGACGACATTGACGGCTTATGGCCTTCTGTATGCCGCCAGCACATCTTCTGTTGGTCAAATTTCGCCTTCTACAACGGGCTATGCCCTTCTTTCTACCGGCGCATCGTCTGCTCCGGCGTTTGGTCAAGTTTCTTTGACTGCGGGCGTCACTGGTACGCTTCCGGTCGCAAATGGCGGCACTGGAACGGCAACTGCATTTACCACTGGTTCAATGGTATTTGCTGGGGCTTCTGGCATCTACACCCAAAATAACAGCAAGCTGTTTTGGGATAATACGAATTTCCGCCTTGGTTTAAACACCGCTTCGCCAAATTCTACTTTGACGGTGGTATCCAACAGTCAATCGACTACGCCACCATCAAATTCGACCCTCCCAGCGGGTACGGATTTGTACATTATGGGTGCAAACTCGTCGAATACCCGCATTACCCAAGACGCTTACGGTACGGGTTCGTATGGTGTTTATACCGCACGTTCTGCGCGTGGTACGGCGGCTGTCCCTACCGCGTCGCAAGCTGGCGATACCTTATCGCAGTTTACTGGCCGTGGTTATGGCGCGACTGGCTTCGCGACGGTTTCAAACGGTTACTTTTCTATCTCCGCCGCTGAAAACTTTACCGATACGGCGCAGGGCGCTTATGCATCGGTATTTACCTCGGCAACGGGCAATAACTCACCGACAGAAGCCTTCCGGTTTGGCCCAGCAGGTCAATTGGGTATTGGCGGCGCTACTTATGGTACGTCAGGTCAGTTCTTCCTTTCTGGTGGCGCATCTGCTGCTCCGACATGGACCACCGTAACGCTTGCTACCCTTGGTGGCGTTGTTCCCGTGGCCTCTGGCGGCACAAACCTTACTTCGTATACGACCGGCGATATCCTTTACGCATCTGCTTCCACAACGATTGCATCGCTTGCAGACGTTGCTACGGGGTCTGTGTTGGTGTCGGGTGGTGTTGGTGTCGCGCCATCTTATTCGTCCTCCCCTACGCTTACGACATCGCTAACAACACCATTGCACATTGGCGGCACGACTGCATCTTCTACGCTGACTTTGGAATCCACGTCTGGCGTGGGTACATCAGATAGCATCATCTTCAAGACTGGTAGCCAATCAACGGCTATGACGATTAGCACGGCGCAAAACGTCGTGATCGGCGCTGCCACGCCAGCGGCTGGACAAACCTTGCGTCTTTCCAAAAACATGACGGGGGCCGTAACTACATATGGTATTTTAAATAACGGAACTATCCAATCTGACTCAAACAGTTCTGTTTATGGAAATCTTACCCAATTACCTACGCAAGCTACATCATTTACTCTTACCAACTTAATTGGCTATGCTGCGGCGTTGGGTACGGTTGGTATTGGTTCTCAAATCACTAACTTATATGGTTACCAAGCCACGCCAACTTTGATTGGCGCTACTAATAATTACGCATTTTATTCCAATATTCCGTCCGTAACGACTGACACAATCAGCAACGTATCCGCTGACGGGACAACTGCAACTATCACGACATCTGCCGCACATGGATATGGCACGGGTCAATCTGTCATTGTTGCGGCAGTAACAAACACATCTTTAAATGGCACGTTTACCATCACTTCAGTGCCTTCTACAACGACATTTACATATCTTGTGGCTGCAACCGTTTCGTCTCAGGCCGACACGGGAAGCACCTATGTGAATACGGGGCGGTATAATTTTTACGCCGCTGCCACTGCGCCAAATCAATTTGCGGGTTCGTTGTACGTTGGAATAAGCAACAATACAGGCTCTTCTTCCCCATCACAAAATAATGCTTTTGCATTAAGGGCTGGTGGCGCTACATATACAGATATTGTTTCCTCTGGAACAATCGCTCTTGCACCAATATCTTCTTTCCTTGGTGGAACAATTGCTGCTCGTCTAGCAACGACATACACTACCGCCGCATCGGTTTATATCAATAACGCGCCTACGGATGGATCAAACGTCACCTTTACTAACGCATATGCGCTTTATGTAGCGGCAGGTGCAACTCAGCTTCAAGGTACGTTCACAGCCAACTCAACTGTCACGCTGTCCCCGGCCAACGCCTCTGTTACCGTATCCCCATCTGGTACAGGTACGGTAACGATCAACCCAGCAACTGCTGGTACGATCAATAACGTAGCAATTGGCGGCACAACGGCTGCGGCGGGTACATTTACGGCCCTTACAGGTACGGGCGTTATAACGCTTAATACAACCACCAATAACCAATCCTACACGACTACTGGTGCTGGTACTATTACGATTTCGTCGGGAACGACGGGTTCGATTAATAATATGTCGATTGGCGCGACCACAGCCTCCACGGGTGCGTTCACAACTCTTTCCGCATCTAGCACGGTATCTGGTACGGGTTTCAGCACCTATCTTGCCTCACCTCCTGCTATCGGCGGCACAACTGCGGCTGCGGGTTCATTTACTACATTATCGGCATCCAGTACCGTATCGGGAACTGGGTTTAGCACATACTTAGCTTCTCCTCCTGCAATCGGCGGGACTACTGCGGCGGCTGGCACGTTTACGACTCTTGGCGGTACAACAATCACCGCCTCAACCCAATTCACTGGTCCGGGTACTGGTCTTACTGGAACAGCCGCATCTCTTAGCATTGGTGGCAACGCTGCTAACGTGACGGGAACAGTTGCGGTAGCGAACGGCGGAACCGGAGCTAACACTCTCACGGCAAACAACGTTATCCTAGGCAATGGAACGAGTGCGGTACAGTTTGTCGCTCCCGGAACCTCCGGTAACGTTTTGACATCCAATGGTACAACGTGGACATCCACGGCTCCTTCTTTTGGTTCTGGCCGCCTTATCAGCACAACCACTCTTTTAAGCGGAACCTCATTCACGACCGCATCTAATTGCAACACCATCTATGTTGAAATGCTTGGTGGTGGCGGCGGTGGCGGTGGTGCGGCTTATACTTCTTCCGCAAACAGTGGCGGTGCAGGTGGTGGCGGTGGTGGCTATGTGACTCAAACTATTACTGTTGCACCATCAACTGCGTACACAATCGCTATTGGTGCTGCCGGTTCCGGCGGTGCTGCTGGCACAAATAATGGAACTGCTGGTGGTAATACGTCCATAACTGTTGGTGCAACTACATATACTGCTGGTGGTGGTGGTTTTGGTGGCGGTAGTAGCGGAACGGTTGCTGGCGCTGCTGGCGCTGCCGGTACAGTAACAAACGGAAGCACCATAAGTTTTGCAGGAACTGCCGGTAACGCTGGTTCTTTTGGTACTTTGAGTAACGGTGCTGGTGGAGGGCAACCAAACTATATCAATCTTTCCGGAAGCGGTAGTGGTCAAAGTAGTGCGGGAGCAGGAAATGCTGCTACACTTTATGGGTGTGGTGGTGGTGGAGGAAAAGCAACTTCTTCTACTACTACCGCTGCTGGTGGTAACGGGACGCAGGGTTACATGCGAATTTGGCAGTACACGTAATGCTTGGAGGACCAATGATGACAGCCCCAGTAAATGGGAATCCGCAGACTTGCGCTCTTGTTCAAAACAGCAATGAGACGGTTGTAAATATGATTGTTGCTGATCCTGCTGTTGATCCAGCGCCGGAAGGATACACCATTGTTGGTTTGCCAGAAGGTTCTCCCGTAACAATGGGCTGGATTTATAACCTTACCGATGGAACTTTCACCGATCCAAATCCACCCGAAACCATAACTGAGTAATTATATTATGGATTATCAATCAACCATTAATCTGGCGGCGGGTGTAGCGATTGCAGTCGTTGGGTGGCTTGCCCGCGAACTATGGGGCGCTGTGAAAGAACTTCGGCGCGACATAAGTAACATGCAAGCTAACTTGCCCAAAGAATACGTTCTAAAAGTGGACTTGGACAAAAGAATGTCGCATATTGAGGACATGTTCCAGCGGATTTACGACAAACTTGATGGGAAGGCAGATAAATCATGACCTCCACAACTAACAACATTGCCCTAACAGAGCCAAGTAATGGAACGTATGTTAATACGTGGGATGTTCCTGTTAATAATAATACGACAATTTTAGACCAAATATTTGGTAATACGACGAGCATTTCTGTTAGTACAAGTTCTACGCCTTCGTTCACAGTTATCCCCGCCCCAAGCACGACAGCGGCTGGCGGTACTTCACAAGCGATGCGGTTTTTGTTGTCAGGGGCGCTTGCTGCTAACCAAACTGTTTTATTGCCTCAATATAACAGCAGCAATGTCGCTGGTATGTGGGTTGTAACCAACGCAACTACTGGTGCGTATACGGTTACAATCGGCATGTCGAATACGGGTGGAACCGCTGCTATTGGTAACACGATCACTGTTCCTCAAAACTTTAATACTTTGATTTATAGCGACGGTTCGACGGGCGTATATAAGGCAGATGATGGCCTTGTTCAGTTTCCAATCCCTGTCACCCTTGGCGGTACAGGCTTGGCAACACTTACAGCGAACAACGTCATGCTGGGCAATGGAACTAGCCCGCCAAACTTTGTCCCACCAACAACAGGCGGAAATGTTTTAACTGCTGCATTAACGCCTATTTCCGTATTTTTTGGCGGTATCTCTGGTACAACATTGACGGTTTCGGCAGTTTCCAGCGGGACAATTGCAATTGGTCAGGTTGTCACTGGGACAGGCGTCACTGCGGGGACAACTATTACAAGTGGTTCTGGCACAAGCTGGCAAGTGTCGCCTTCACAAACGGTATCTGGCGGGACAACGTTAACAGGCAATGTGTTATCTTGGGTATCAGCGGCTCCATCATCTTCTGGCCGCCTTATCGCCATAAGCACTATTACGGACACGACACAAACTTCTTTTGTTGCTCCATCAAATTGCAACAACATTTATGTTGAAATGTTGGGTGCTGGCGGTGGCGGCGGCGGTATCGGAAGTTTTGGCGGAGGCAAATCGGGTTGTGGCGGCGGTGGTGGTTATTTAACTCAATATATCGCCGTAACTCCATCCACCTCGTACACAATTGCAATTGGCGCTAAGGGAACTGGGGGCGGAAGTGGCGGTTCTTCCGGGACTGCGGGTGGGAATACAACCATTACTGTCGGCGCTACTACGTATATAGCGGCTGGCGGCGGTGGAGGCACTTCATCGGCGGGCGGTGCGGGTGGAACAACGACAAATGGTAGTTCGTTAAGTTTCAGTGGAACGGCTGGCGGCGCTCCATCTACAACTGCCGGGGCATCATTCGGCGGAACACCTACTTTTATTTATCTTCCTTATGGCGGAGCAAATGGTACTCCGGGTGCAGCAGCAACAAATTATGGTTGCGGCGGCGGCGGCGCATCAGCGAGCAGCAATGCGGGCGGGAATGGTAGCCAAGGCTACATGCGAATCTGGCAGTATACGTAATGCAGTTTACATGGACGTTCCCACAATTCATTGTTGATCCAAGTGCTGGTGATTTACCAAATGTGGTAACCGCCATAAATTGGGTTTGTACCGGAACAGATGGCTATGTAACTTCCTCAAATTCTGGTACAGTGAAACTTGGAACGCCAAACCCAGCGGAATTTACTCCGTACAACCAAATTACGCAGGATATGGCGTTTCAATGGGTATCACAATCGATTAGCACAACAGGGGTTGAGGCAGCGATAGCGGCGCAGATAACACAAATATCAAAACCGCAAATTCAGCCTCAAAAGCCGCCATTTTAAGAGGGAAACATGGATAATCTTGAACTTGATCTTAAACTCACCGTTGGCCACATCAATACGGTATTGAAGCATCTTGCTGCGGGCGCATATGCCGAAGTAGCGGACTTGATTGCCCTTCTCCACGGACAAGCAAAGCCACAAATTGAGGCCGCAACTTCCGTAACCCCTGCCGCTTCCGCTGCTGTCGAAGCGCCAGTAGAAGAGCAGCCAACAGAATAAAGGATGGAAAGTCGTGGATTATAACAGTTACGTTCAGCAAATCGCTACGTTGGCAGTTGTTCCCACGACTGACGCCAATTTCCAGATCATTTTGCCTCAGGCAATTAACTATGCACAATTGCGGATGCAACGTGATCTGGATTTCCTGTCTACTCAGGTTTTTGATAGCACCTCATACCAGACGCCTACAACAGGTAACCTTTTAACCATACCTACCGCAGCCTTTATCACGCTGCAAACGATTCAGGTGACCGTAAATGGCGTTTCATATCCATTGGCCCCAGTCGCCAAAGAGTATATCCAGTCGGTATTCAACAGTTCAGCCAGTGCTGGTATTCCATCCGTATTCGCTGTTTATGGCGGTGATACGCCCACGACTGGCAACACAAGCCAGTATATTCTCCTTGGGCCGTATCCTAACGCAGCTTATCCATTAACGCTAACGGGAACGGTTCATTCGGCTCCACTTTCTGCGTCAAATACAAATACCTTTATTTCTACTTATCTTCCAGATTTGTTTATCTGCGCCAGCATGGTCTACATTTCCGGATATCAAAGAAACTTTTCTTCGACAGGCGCTGATCAACAGATGCCAGTCAACTGGGAACAACAATACGAGCAGTTGTTGAAAGGCGCGATGGTTGAGGAATACCGGAAGAAGTTCCAGTCCTCTGCGTGGTCCTCGCAGTCTCCTTCGCCTATCGCTACACCTCCGAGGAACTAACCAATGTTTTATGTTTATGAACATTGGCGTCCAGACACAAATGTCTGTTTTTACGTAGGAAAAGGCAAGGGGAACCGCGCTTGGGCAATGAATCGTAGAAACAAACACCATAAATCGGTTCAATCCAAATTAACTTCTTTGGGCTTATCGGTTTATGTAAAAATAATTATAGAAAATATATCGGAAGAAACAGCTTTTTCCGTAGAAAAAGATTTGATAAAATTTTATGGAAAAGAAAATTTATGTAATATGACTGATGGGGGAGAAGGCCCATCTGGGCGCGAAGGATTAAAAGGTGAAAAGCACCCAAATTTTGGGAAAACTTCATTTTTCAAAGGCAAAAAGCATACTGAAGAATCAAAAAAAATCCTTTCTGAAAAAATGAAAAATAAAAAACCACGTTTAGGTGCAAAACTTAGCGATGAAACTAAAGCAAAAATATCGGCCTCTCATATCGGAAAAGTAAGCCCTTTAAAGGGAGTTGTTAAATCGGAAGAAACGAAGAAGAAAATATCCGAAACACTTTCGAAATCCATTATGGGCGACAAAAATCCATTTTGGGGAAAAAGGCATACAGAAGAATCAAAACGTAAAATTTCCGAAACAAAACGGAGAAACGTCTATGGCTCAT